ATTATCAAAATGATGGAATTGTGAATATTTAGAAGTAGATAATATATAATCGTTATCAACTGGTAAATGTTTATCACAATGATATTGTTCTCTTAATTCTACCATATCTCTTTTCATAAATTCTGCAATTCTCTCTCCTGCTAATATTGCTCCTGGCATGGTATTTGCTGAATAAGCTGGTAAAATAGAACAATCTGCTATTCTTAATCCAGAAACATTATAGACTCTACCCATTTGATCAACAACAGATAATGGATCACTTTCTAATCCCATTTTACAAGATCCCATAGCATGATGAGCCCATAAAGTAGCATAACAAGCATCTCTTAATTTATCCATATCCCAATATTTAGAATCAACTTGGAATTCTAATGGTACTTCAAATACAATTTTATTTTTATCACAATATGACATTTTATTAACACAATTAACATTAGGTGCTCCACCAAATAAGATATTTAAACTAGTATCATAAGCTCTAATTTGATTTGATGCATTAGTATTTGATACTACAGATTCATTATAACATCTCCATGATACTTTATTATTTTCTTGATACCATCTTCTTGTTCCATTAGGTAATTGGAAGAAATGATCTGGTTTATCATTTATATGTTGATTAACTAAATCTTGATTAATCATATTGTCAGTTAAACTAACATTATTAGGACCATAAACTAATCCTGAGAAATTACCATATTTACCTAAATCTTTTAATAACATATATTGTCCTCCAACAACTGGTAATATACCTCCTGTTGGATCATTATTAATAGTATGAATATAAGGATATGGCATAAAACCTCCTAATTGTTGAGCTTGTGGATCAGTTGGTGATATATATTTTTGACATTGACCTAATTTTAAGAACCAATCTGTTACTCCAGGAGCTCCTAATTCTAAATGAGTATTAATATCTTCTAAATTAGCTACATAATCAGGTGCATTAAAATTATTAGGTTTTGAAATAATATTACCACCATCTAAATCAGTTTGAACTAATGAAACATGAGTATTATCAATAACTTTAACTTTATATAATTTACCATATCTTAAATTAGAAATACCTGAATCAAACATAAATTTAGTTCCTGCAAATCCAAATGCAGATAGAGCATCTTTGGTTTTTAATATATTATATTGTTTAACAGTTAAATCACTTTTCTTAGATTCTAATAATTTTAAATAATTAGCATTATTTGGATCGATAACTTTACCAGATTTATCAATAAATTGTTCCCACATAATATCTAATGATCCTTGAGCATCACTATGTTCTCCTACATTATTGACATAATTAGAAATTCTTAATACTTTATCCCAATCATTACCAAATGATCTATTATTTATTTTAGTTAAATCAAAATCATAACAATTTTGTACAATATCTTCCTCAATAACATTATATTTAGATACTATACCTTTTGATAGATATTGATATCTAGGGAATATTTGAACAATATCACCATCATCCCAATAATGTCTTGAATAATCAGTACCAACAGGTGATCCAATTTCTCTAGATTGTGAAGTTTCAATTAAAATAGAACCATCATTATTCCATAAAATCTTTTTAATTAAAGAAGTTGAACCAATTTTTAATATATTTTCAGATAATTGTTTACCTGAACTAACTAAAGCTGGTGCATTATCTACATATCTAGTTTTTGGATTTGAATGAATTTGTTGACAATATGGAATACAAAAATTTTTAATAGCATAAACTTGTGGTGCTAAATCTTCTATATTTGTACAAAAACCAAAATTTAATGATGGTTGAGCAAATGGATCTGCTTGATTTAATCTAATAGTACCTGTTGATTTTATTCCTGTCATATTTTCAACTAATATACCAGCTTGTGTGTGTGAAGCTCTTGGAAAAGTATTATTATTAATATCTGGTACATATCTTGGTGGTGCTCCAATATTATCTAAATAATTTTTAGCATTAGTTGATGTTGCAATACCTAAATTAGTATCACCTGCTCCAGTACCTGCTAATGGGAAGAAATCTAATGTAGTATCTGGATAACCTCTACCTAATGCATCAACAGCCATACTAGTAGTTCTAATAGGATATAAAGGTTGATATCTTTCATCTAATGAATTAAATAATAAATATCTTAAATATCCAGCATTAAGAGCTTTCCATGGTGAATTTAATGAAAAATATGTTGGTGCTGTTCCAAATACTAAGAATATATGAGGATGATCTACAAATCTAGATCCAACTCCAGGTAAATCTACTTTAACTGGAATACCTACTTCTTCTAAATGATTTTTAGGTCCAATACCACTTCTCATTAACATAACAGGTGAAGCAAAAGCTCCTCCACATACAACAACTTCAAATCTACATTCATAAGTAGCAATAGCATTATCTTTTTCAATAGCTTTATCAGCCATTAATGAAATTTTAGTATCTAAATCATAAATTTCTCTTTGAGTTAATCCTCCTTGTTCTGCAGTTCTTCCTAATTTAACAGGATTTAATACTAATGCTTGTTTTTCATTTGATGCTGGTACTTTATTTGTTGAATTTGGCATTCCATTTCCACAATCTACATCTACTGATTGATCTATTATATTATTTTTATTATCTAATACATTAGTACCAAAAGCAGCTCCAGGGAAACCAAATCTAGAAACTTGTAAATTAGCAATATTTGAAACAGTAGTATCACCTTTTGTATCTAAAGCAAATCTAGATTTATATCTACCAACTCTCCAAGCATCAAAACCAGATGGTCTATATACTTGTTGAGTTCCTAATAATGATTCATTACATTTATAATAATGAGTTTTACCATCTTTTTCACCAGCAACTTCAACTCCATATACTCTTTCATATTTACCTAATACAGGGTCACAAACTGTTTTAGTTAATAATCTTGTAACATATCTATTAGTTAATACTGTTAAATTATTATAACCATATCCTCCAAATCTTCTAGGTAAAGATCTCTTTAATGCAGGATATAAATATGAACCATTAGTTCCTATTCTAGTATGCCAAAACATATGGACTTTTGGATGTAAATTAAAATCAACTTCAACATCATTAATTCTTCTTGGTTGTGTTAATGAATTTGGATCAGTTGAAAACATCAATTTATAACATGAAACTTGTTCATTACCTTTGTATGGTCCTAATTTAATACCATATGGTGGTGCAACATAACAATATGCTTGTCTAACATTTTCAATAGGTGTCATTGCTTCTAAATGTCTATTAACATTAGATTTATCAATATATCTATCTCCATAATATTGATCTAATTCTTTATAATTAGGATCTGAATGATTTTTAACTCTATTATATAATTCTAATCTTTGTAAATAAAAATGATAAGCAGAATCAGGTCCTCTAGCTGATTTAATTGGTGGTTCTGTTACATAAATCATTTGTAAAATATTACCATTTGTTTTATCTGCTAAGAAGAAAAATCCAGAATGTAAATCAGGTTGACTGCTATGACAATCATTACTTGGTACTACTACTAAATCATTTCCATTTCTTTTTAAACTAAACCCTAAATCACCATCATTTAATTTTGTTGATATATCCACTTTTAATCCTTTCCAAGTTTGTTCAATATACATTCTATTATATCCTCCATCTGGATGTTTTCTATAATATTCAACAACTTTATCAAAAGGTCTAATATAACTACTATTAGAATCAGCTAAATATCTAAATAATTCTATATTATTTGCATTTTTAAAAGTATAAGTACCAGTACTATAAATAGTATTTAAAATATTTCCTGAACTAATATCACATGAACCATATTGATTATTATAATTAGCATATAAATGAGTAATATCTTCTCTATTAGCTCCAAATCTAATAGCAGCATAATTATCAACACTAGCCCATTGGAATGAATGAGCACATTCTTTAGTATTATATTGTGATAAATCAAAATCTCCTCCTCTAATAATAATTGGATCACTTTCATGACCTTTATTATTATCTCTATAATTTTTTGCTGTATTCATAAAATCTTTCATATTATCTACTAATTTTGCTTTATTATTATTTGAATCATATATTAAAAATGGCATAGCAGCTTTATCTTCACCTAATACTCTTCTTGGATATACTTTCTCAAATATTGAACTATATAGACTAGCTCCAAATGCAGTTAAATCTTCCCATGAATAATTAGTCATTGGATTAATTCTTTGATCATAAAAACTTTTATGTGAAGGAATTGATGGTTGATTATCTAAAACATCAGGTCCATTATCATTTGGATTACTTGAAGTTTGAGGATAATATTTATTACCAAATCTATCTAATTGTAATTTATTAAAGATTTTATTGAAAAATGGATGAATATTTACTGTTGACCATAATTCTAATCCTCTATCTTTATATTCATTTTCATGTACTTTTACCCAAACTCCTCTTCTACATATTGTTGCATTTGTATTACTTGCTCCTCCTAAACATGATCCTCTTGGATACCATACTGTTCCATAATATAATCCATCATTTCTTAATCTTTTAGCATCTTCATCAGTTAATTGATCACCAAAAGCTTGTACTTCATTTTTACCTTGTAAATGATATGGTATATTTCCATCAACAGCAAATTTATTATTAACATTAGGATAATAAATTCTACTATCTTTATCAACTGATCTAAAAACTTCATTTTCATTCCAATATTGTCTAATATTTTTATCATTCATTAATGTTTTATTAATTGATCCATCCTTATTTCTATAATCTCTTAACATACCTGAATAACAATGATTATTGACATTATATAATACATTTGGACCATATTTTATTATACCTGCCATTGATTCATTTATATATCCTGCTACTATATTCACTTTCATTCTCATTGATGAATAATTTACTTCTAAATTATTATAAATTGGTTCTCCTGATTCATTTAATCCCTCCCAATTTGATTCTAATGATCTCCAACAATCTGATCCTGTCTCTAATAATAATACTTTATTATTAGGTTCTTCTGTTAATCTAGCAGCTAATACACAACCAGCAGTACCTCCTCCACATACTATTACATCATATAAATTTCTAGCTTTTTCTTCCATTCTCAATAGATCATTTGGTCTTAATGGAATAGTTCTTAATCTTTCATCATTGTTATTACAATTATTACTTGTTATAATAATATTATTTTGTGTTGCCATAGATATATTATTAAATTATATAATATTTTTTATATATTTTTAATAATATAATCATATATCACTTCTCACAATTTAATAATATTATTTTAGAATAATAACAATAAAATATATATCATACAATTATATTATCTAATAACAAAAATATTATTATCATTAGATATACATTATAATATTATCTTATAATAATATAACACAATTATATTCATTCAATGATATCATTTATAAATTAATGTTATTGAATTATGTTATTATGTGAAATATCATAAAATAATAATGTAACACAATCATATTCATTCAATGATATTATTTATAAATTATTGTTATTGAATTATGTTATTGTGTGAAATATATTATTTCTGTTTTTTCATTTAAAAATTTATAATATTTGTGAAATATTCTCTTTTCAAACTTTAATTTTCTTTTAATATATAATTTAAAACCATCTAATCTTATTCCTCTTTTTGTATTCACTTTATCATTATCTACACAATATTTATAATATTTTTCATTTATTTTATTTATCTCTCTTGCTATATTACTTTTATTTATTATTGGTAATAGTAAATCTGCTAATATTATATATATCTCATTATCCATTATAAAACTTCTATAATAAATCTTTGTTTTATTATATATAATAGAATGATTTTTACATCCTGATATATATACTAAATCATCTATATCTTTTATTTTATTTTTATATTTATTCATAAATTTATCTAATGATTCTAATTTAGTTTTTTTTATTTCTGTATTATTTAATTCTTTTTTTATTTCATCTAATTTAGAATTAATTAAATCAAAATCATTAGTTCTAATTGGTGAGTTATATATGAAATAATTATTTTCACTTATATAAACTTTTTGATCTTTATATATAAAATTACAAAAATCATCATCAATAATATATTCATTATCCATCTTAATATAATTTCATGATAATATTAAGATTAATATAATAATTAATAAATTTATTCAATTTTTTATAAATAATTTATTATTAACATGTTATATTATTATTATTAATAGTACAAGTAATAGATTTTCTTCTATTATTATTATTTGAACTAGGTTTTAATTGCATTGTTAAACTATTATTTGTTTCTTTTGTAATATTAGCAATAGTATAGCCATTATTTTTTTCTATCTCTAATGCTTTATTTATAATTTTATTTTTTTGATCTGATGTTAAATTACCACCTTGTAATAATTGTTGATATTTATAATTATATTTATTAATCTTATAAACATCATTTAATGAATTATAATAATTTAATTTCTGTAAATATAATTCTTTTTTAGTTTCACACATTATAATTATTTATATATTTATATATTTATTTATTGAGATTTAAAAATTTATTTTATATAATTGATATTATTTAATGGATTTATTATTATAAAAATATATTATTTTGGATAAAATTTTAGGATCAGGAGGATTTAGTCATGTTAAATAAGGTATAGAAATATCTACTAATAAATATGTTGCTATTAAAATTATTAATAAATTAACAACAAATTCTTAAAATTTTTTTAATGAAGTAATGATCTTAAAATAAATAAAATGTAAATATATAATTAAATTCTATGATTATTATATTAGTGAATAATTTTATTATATAGTAACAGAATATTTTAATGGTTAAGAATTATTTGATTATCTAAATTAATCTAGATTTATTTATAATTCACATAATAAAGAAATAAAATCTCTAAAAATATTTAAATAAATAATAAAAGCTATTAAATATCTTCATAGTATAAATATAATTCATTGTGATATTAAACCTGAAAATATTCTTATCAATAAATAAAATAAAATTAAACTTATTGATTTTGGTCTAAGTAAATTATATTAAAATAAATAATTTACTAATTTTGATGGTACTTTAGACTATATGAATCCTGAAAAAATTAATAAATAACCATATGATTTTAATATTGATATATGGGCAGCAGGATGTATTTTATATTAATTTTTTTATTTATAAACTCCATTTGGTGATTAAATTGATAAAATAATAAAATGTATTTTAATTTTTCCATATAATATATCTTTTGATATAATAATATTGATATAAAATATTTTACATAAAGATATAAATAAACGTCTAAAATGTGATATTATAATAAAATATATAAAATATATAATAAGAAAATTAAATAGATGTAAATATGATATATAAAATTATTTAAATAGGATAAAAAAATAAAATAATAATAAACATAAATCATTATGAGAATATAATATAATATAATATATTATATGATAAAATGAAATCTAAAAGAATAGATATTATAGATATTAATATTAATTTTAATAATAATAAACCATCATATATATCAAAATATAATGATAATAATGAGATATTATTCATATTTAAACATCTATTTAATAAATATAATATAATATTTAATAAATATATAAAAAAAGAAGATATAGAAAAAATAAATAATTTATTTTATGAAGATATAATATATGAAAATAATAAAATAAATTATAAACATATATTAATATATAATAATGTATCATCATTATTTATCTATTATTATATATTTTTAAAAAAATATATATTACAAGAAAAAAAATTAAATATATTTGATATGAGTTTGATAAATGGTTTTATAGAAAGTATATTATATAATTGTATGAATAATAATTATAGAAATATTTATATTTATAAATTATATTATTTATCCAAATTTAATGATAGTTTATATAATAATCTATTTGATGGATATCATAAGATTACTAATATTTATAAAGATTTAAAAAATCATAATTTAAATTTAAAATATTTATATACAGATTATAATTTAGATATAATTGAAAATATAATAAATGAATATAAAACAAAAGAAATAAATTTATGTCATTCATTCTATAATTCAATCAAATTAAAATATAATAATATTGAAATATGTCATATTTTTAATAATTTTATAATGATATATATATTTTTAAATATATTAAATGAAGATGGAATGATAATATTAACATTAGATTATAATTATTATGATTATTATTTAAATATATTTACAATATTAAATTCATTATTTGATATTCATTATCCAAAATTTTTATCAAATTATAGAAGATTAATAATATTAAAAAATTATAAAAAAAATATATTTAAAAATAATTATCAAGAAATATTTGAAAAAATATTAAAAAAAATAGATAATCATATAAAAACAGATAATAAAAATATAAATAATATATTTGATAAAATGGATAATAATAAATTTTTTCATAAGATGTTTATTAGATTTAATAATGATAAATATTTAGATAAAATAAATCAAAAAATAAACAAAATATGTAATAAAATAGATGAAAAATGTTATAATCATAAAAATTTTATTAAATTATTACAAATATTATATGATAAATATTATTTAACAAATATAAAATTATGTGAAAAATATAAATTAGAAGTAAGACCAGATATGAGAATAAAATATAATGAAATAGTAGATAAATTAAAAAAACAATTATATTCAATGAATTATGATAATATATATACAATAGATAATAATAATAATAATTTTCATGAAATTAGATTAAATACTAATACAAATAATAATTTTATTAATTTAAAAAATATATTCAAAAATTATCAGATGATCTAAAATTAACAAAATTTTATATAGATAGTAGAAATATAGATAAATGGAGAAAAATAACTGATGATATTAATATTAGAAAATCTATTGTTAAATATTTAGAAAAGAATTATCAAATTAGAAATTCGAGAGCATTTGTAAAGATGTATGATATATTAAATATAGTACCAATAATAGATATAAATAATAAAGAAATAAAAACATTACATGTATGTGAAGCACCAGGAAATTTTATAAATGCAATAAATTATTATATCAAAAGTCATAATAAAGAAATGAAATATGATTGGAATGCAAATTCATTATATCCAATTAAAGGTACAAGAATATTAGGTGATTCATTTGGTTTTATTAGAAAATATCCAAATAAATGGGATTGGTTAAATGATAAATCTGGTAATATTAATAAATTATCTAATATCAATTATCTTATAAATAAATATAATAATATAGATTTTTATACTAGTGATTGTGGTTTAGAATGTGAAACTGTTGAAGATATGTTAGATCAAGAAAATAAAATGATATTAACTACTTATTCTCAAATAATAATAGGTATAATAACAAATAAAATAGGTGGTCATCTATTAATTAAATTATTTCTTCCTATTTCTAAACCATTAAGTTTTTGTTTATTATTTTTATTACATCAATATTATGATCATTTATTTTTTATAAAACAATCATCTGGTTCATTAGGTTCAAGTGAATTTTATTTAGTAGGTTATAATAAATTAAATGATTTAGATAATAAAGATAAAGAAGAATTATTAAAAATTTATAAAATGGATAAAATAGATAGTAATTATACATTTTATGAAGAAATACCACAATATTTTATTGATAAATTAAATAATATAACAGAATTATTTATATTAGAACAAATAAAATATATTAAAAGATCAATAATATATTATGATAATGATGAATTATTTAATGATCATAAAAATAAATATTTTGATGAAGCAAGAAATATATATTGTAATGAATGGATATCAAAAAATAAATTTAAAAAATTAGATAAATCTTTATTATTATAAATCTATTATTATTTATCTATTATTATTATTTTAATTTAATATAATAATAATAATAATAAAAGTGATGTAAACTCATATTTATTTATCTATTATTTTAATTGGATGATTATAATTGAGAGATTAAATATAATGATAGCTCGCATCGCTGAAATAAATTCAGCTCAAACAGGCTCGCTTTAATAATCATATATTTATTATTTTAATATAATAATAATAAAAGTGAGCTAGGTGAACGAAGTGATGCGAACCGGAGAAAATATTTATAATAAAAGTGATGTAAACTTATATTTATTAATTTATTATTTTAATTGGATGATTATAATAGAGAGATTAAATATAATGATAGCTCGCATCGCTGAAATAAATTCAGCTCAAACAGGCTCGCTTAAATAATAATAATAATAATAATGAATAATTTTATGATAATAATTAAATGAAAAAATAAGATTATTATTATATAATATATAAATATATAATGAAAAATGATCTAATAAAATATAATAATATAGAAATAGAGAAATCATATAATATATCATATAAATTAGAATATGGAGAGAATCCATTAATATATTTTTTGTATAAACATTTATTTGATAAATATAATATAATATTATCGAGATATATAACAAAAAGAGATATAGATTCGATTAAACATTTATTTTATGAATCAAATGAATGGTTTGATGAATATATGAAAAATAGACCAAATAATGTAATATTTATATATGATAGAATAATATTATATGATTATATCTCACCAACTTTCATATATTATTATATTTTCATGAAGAAATATATATATAATAAATTTAAAGAAGATGTATTAAATAAAAAATTAAATATATTAGATATATCATATACAGGTGGTTTATTAGAATCATGTTTATTTAGTTATTATAATGACAATATAACTAATATAAATTATTATAAATTGAATTATTATTCAACAAATATAACACAATATGATGATACAATAATTAAAAATACAGATATAGGTTATAAAAAAATTATAGATATATATAAAGATCTAAAAAATTATGCCACAGGCACCTTCGGTGAAATAAATTATGATTATATTAATAAACCATTTAATATTAATGATATACATAATATTATTAATTATTATAAAACTAAAAAAATTAATCTTTGTAATCTTTTTCATATATGTATTCGATTGAAAACTAATAATGGTAAAATTATGAATATGTTATTTAATCATTTTATTGAAATTTATATATTTTTAAATGTATTAGAAGATAATGGAACAATATTATTAACATTAGATAATGATAAATATGATTATTATTTGTATATATTTAATATATTAAATTCATTATTTGATTTAGAATATCCAAATTTTTTATCAAATTATCGTAAATTAATAATCTTAAGAAATTATAAAAAAAATATTTTTATTAATCATTATTTAGATAAATTTAATGAAATTATTAATAATATTGATAATTATTCTCAACTAGATGATTTTGATAAAATTACTAATATATTTAAATTTGATATAGATGTTGAATATAAAATATTTTTTAATAAATTATTTAGAACATTTAATCATGATATTAAAATAAAAAAATATAATAAAAAAATAAATAAAATATGTAATATAGAAGAATTAAGTGAAAAAAATAAATGTTTCTATTTTGATGATCTTCTTAAATTAACTCAATTATTATATGATAAATATTATCTCACTAATATAAAATTATGTCTAAAATATAATTTAGATATTAAACCTAATATTAAATATAAATATGATGAAATTATTACTAAATTAATTGAACAATCTTATAATATGAATTATGATAATATTTATATAATTGATAATATTAATGATTCACTTGATGTGTCTTTGAATAATATAATTAAATTAAATACTAATTATAATAATAATTATGATCATTATAATGATTATATTAATAATTCAATAATAAGATTAAAATTAATAAAATTCTATATAGATAGTAGAAAATTAGAAAGATGGAGAATAATAACAGATGAAATTAATATAAGAAAATCTATAATTAAATATGTTGATCAAAATTATAATATTAAAAATTCGAGAGCATTTGTTAAAATGTATGATATATTAAATATAGTAAATGTAATAGATATTAATATTAAACAATTAAATAGTTTACATGTATGTGAAGCACCTGGTAATTTCATTAATGCAATAAATTATTATATTAAAAGTAATAATAAAGATGTTATATATAATTGGAATGCTAATTCTCTATATCCTATTAAAGGTACAAAGATATTAGGTGATTTTTTTGGTTTTATTAGAAGATATCCTGATAGATGGGATTGGTTAGATGATAAATCTGGTGATATTACTAAATTAAATAATCTATTATATATTATTAATAAATACAAAAATATTAATTTATATACAAGTGATTGTGGAACAGAATCAAATACAGTAGAAGAAATGTTAGATCAAGAAAATAAAATGATATTGACAACATATTCACAAATAATAATAGGTATAATGGTAAATAAAATAGGTGGTCATATGATTGTTAAATTATTTCTCCCTATATCTAGACCATTAAGTTATTGTTTATTATTTTTATTACATCAAATATATCAAAAATTATATTTTATAAAACAATCAAGTGGTTCATTAGGTTCTAGTGAATTTTATATAGTTGGTTATAATAAATTAAGAAATTTATCAGATATTGAACATAATGAATTATTAAAAATATATAAATTAGATACTGTTAATAGTAATTATAGTTTTTATGATAAAATACCACAATATTTTATTGATAAATTAAATAATATCACTGAATTATTTATTAAAGAACAAATAAAATATATTAAAAGATCTTTCATTTATTATGATAATGATAACATTTTTCAAGATCATAAAATTAAATATTTTAATGATGCTAAAAAAAAATATTGTGAACAATGGATTATTAAAAATAATTTTAAAAAATTAGATAAATCTTTAATGTTATAAATATTATTATTAAAGTGAGCTATCATTATATTAAATCTCTTAATTATAATCATTAAAATACTCGCATCGCTAAAATAAATTTAGCTCACATAGCTCGTTTTATATATTAGTTATTATATGAATTATTATATGAATTATTATTATATGAATTATTATTATATGAATTATTATTAAAGCGAGCCAGTTTGAGCTAAATTTATTTAGCGATGCGAGCTATTATATGAATTATTATTATATAAATTATTATTATGTGAATTATTATTATATGAATCATTAAAATACTCGCATCGCTGAAATAAATTCAGCTCACATAGCTCGTTTTATATATTAGTTATTATATGAATTATTATTATATGAATTATTATTATATGGATTATTATTGTGTGAATTATTATTGTATGAATCATTAAAATACTCGCATCGCTGAAATAAATTTAGCTCACATAGCTCGTTTTATATGAATTATTATTTGAAATATTATTATATGAATTATTATTAAAGCGAACCTGTTTGAGCTAAATTTATTTAGCGATGTGAGCTATTATATGAATTATTATTATATGAATTATTATTATATGAATCATTAAAATACTCGCATCGCTGAAATAAATTCAGCTCACATAGCTCGTTTTATATATTAGTTATTAAAATACTTATAAAATTAGATAAATTTATTTCATATAACTTGTTTTATATATTAGTTATTAAAATACTTATAAAATTAGATAAATTTATTTCATATAACTTGTTTTATATATTAGTTATTATATGAATTATTAAAATACTTATAAAATGAAATAAATTTATTTAACATAACTTGTTTTATATGAATCATAAAAATACTCATATCACTAAATAAATTTAGCTCACATAGCTAGTTTATATATTTATAACATATGAAAAATAATATATGATATAAATATATAAATGAATATATAATGAAATTAAATAAAATAGATATTATAGATATTAATATTAATATAACATATAATATTATTAAAGATGATGATAAATTAAATAAATTTATATATAAACATCTATTAAATAAATATAATATGATATTTAATAGATATATTGATTTAAATGAAATAAATAATATAAGAAAATCATTTTGTGAAGATGATAATTATTTTAATAAATTTAATAAAAAATTTAAAGATAATAAATATTATATATATAATAAAATATTATTATATGATTATAAATCAGATTTATTTATTTATTATTATATATTCATGAAAAAATATATTTATAATAAATTTACCTTTGGTGATAAATTAAAAATATTAGATTTATCATTAACAAGTGATTTATTAGAGAGTTGTTTATTTAGTTATTATAATGATAATTTTAAAAATATATTTTATTATAGATTAAAAAATTATAATGATGATATATTAAATCAAATAATAGATATTTATAAAGATTTAAAATCATATGAGATTAATAATAAAAAATTAGATTATAATAAAATAATAGATTATTATAAAAATAAGAAAATTAATTTATGTAATATATATGATGATAATAATATATATAATCATTATATAAATATTTATATATGTCTAAATATATTAGAAGAGAATGGTATAATAATTTTAACATTAAATAAAAATAATACAATATATAGTAAATCAATATTATATATATTAAATAGTTTATTTGATATTAAATATAATAAAATATTTATAGAAGACAAAATAACGATATTATTATATAATTATGATAAAAATAGATATATTAAATATTATCAAGATATCTTTAATAATATTATTAATAAATTAGATGAAAAAATTACTAATATATTTAATTTTAATATAGAAAATAAATATGATAAAATATTTAATAATAATAATTTAATAAAATCAAAAGAATGTTATAAATTAGAAGAATTATTAAAATTAATACAATTATCTTATGATAAGAATTATATTAATAATATTAATATATGTAAAAAATATAATTTAGAAATAAGACCAAATATAATAAAAAAATATAATAATATTATATCAAAATTAACTCAACAATTATATTCAATGAATAATGATGAAATATATATAATAACAAATATTGAGAATAAGAATAATAATATTATTAAATTTAATAATGATAATAATATAGATAAATATATGTTTAATATTGATGATATATCTAAACAATTAAAAATGACAAAATTTTATTTAGATAGTCGTAATTTTGATAAATGGACAAAAATAGAATATATGATTAATATAAGAAGATCAATAGTAAAATATTTAGAAAAAGAATATGAAATAAAGAATTCAAGAGGTTTTATAAAAATGTATGATATATTAAATTTAATAAAAATAATAGATTTAGATAAAAAACAAATAAATACTTTACATGTTTGTGAAGCCCCTGGTAATTTTATTAATTCTATAAATTATTATATTAAATCTTATAATAAAAATATAATATTAAATTGGAATGCAAATTCAATCTATTCCAAAGACAAAAATTATTTAAGTAATGAATATGGATTTATTTCAAAATATCCAGATAGATGGGATAAATTAAAAGATGGTACTGGTGATATTACTAAATTAGATAATATATTATATATCAAAGATAAATATAAAGATATAGATTTTTATACTAGTGATTGTGGTATTGAATATCAAACTATAGAAGAAATGTTAGATCAAGAAAATAGAATGATATTAATAAATTATTCACAAATTTTAATAGGATTATTAGTTAATAAAATAGGTGGTCATATGTTAATTAAATTATTTTTACCTATTTCTAAACCATTAAGTTTATCTTTAATATATTTATTATATCAATATTATGAAAAATTATATTTTATTAGATCATCAGGTGGTTCTCAAGTTTCTAGTGAATTTTATATTATTGGTTTTAATAAATTAAATCATTTAACAGATAATCAAATTAATGAATTATTTAAAATATATATAAATGATAAAATTAATAGTAATTATAGTTTTTATGATAATATACCAGATTATTTTATTAATAAATTAAATAATATTACTGAACAATTTATTAAAACACAAATTAAATCTTTAAAAAGAACATTTATTTATTTTGATAATAAATTTTTATTAGATGAACAAAAAAATGATATTGATAAAGCAAAACAAATATATTGTACAGAATGGATTAAAAAAAATAATTTTATAAAATTAGATAAACAATTATTATTATAAAATCACTTTTTATTATCACGATATTTACATAATTTTTTTTTTATATTTATTAATCTATTTTTTTTTTCTTCCAATATTTTATTATTATTTATATATATATAATATTTATTTAATATTTTTGTTTTATTAAATATTTCATTTTCTTTTAAGTTTATAGTTTTAATAAACTCATTATATAATGATTCTAATGATTCTAATCTAATAAAACATAATATTGGTTTATAATTTTTTGTATTATAAGTTATATTATTTAAATTATTTAAATTATCTAAATTTCTAGATAACTCGTTAATTTTGTTATTTTCTAATATATAATTATAATATATTTTATTACTTAAATCAAGATATAAATATAAATCTTCATTATCAACTTTATATAATATATATTCCAGAGACTCATTCTCTAATATTTTATATTTGTCAAAATAAATAATTTTATATTTATTATTTATATTGATATCTAATGGTTCAATTTGTTTTGTCATAATTTTCAATACATCTATTTCATTATTTATATTATTTATATTGTAAAATTCATTTAATTCTTTTATAGTATCAATTAAAACAATACTATTATCCAATTTATTTAAAATTTTATTAATTATGATGATATTATTTTTGGATTTTTTATTTATAGTTAATGATTTATTATTTATAGTTAATGATTTATTATTTATAGTTAATGATTTAAATATTGGTTGTTGTTTATTTATATTATTATTATTATTATTATTATTATTATTATTATTATTATTATTATTATTTATTAGTTTTAATGAATTTAATATTACTTGTTGTTCATTTATATCTATTTTATCTATATCTTTTTTATTTATATTATATTGTTCAATTAGTTCTTTATCTCTTAATTGTTCATATATAGATATACTATTATAAAAACAATCACCATTATCATCAGATTTAATTATATTATAAGTATTTTTTTCATTATTTAAACTATATATTTTATCTAATGTAATAGTATATTGATTATTTATAATTATATAGTCAAAATGATTATTATTTACATGTAATATTGTTATATATATATTATCATCATTACCTTTATAAGTACCTTTTATCATTATTTTATCATTATTTTTTATAAAAATTGCTATATTATATTTTAAAAAAAAAGAAGATAT